ATCCTGGATGAACGCCCGGAAGGCTGTGGAGCTGGGCTTTGCAGATGCTGTGCTGTATTCCGACAAGAGCGAATCCGGCAAGGGTGAAGGGGAAGCCGATGACAAGCCTGTGGAGGATGCGGCATTCCCGTATTCCACTCGGATCATGTGCCAGACCATCCTGAACCGCTACGTTCCCGACTGTGCGGACAGTACAGAGGAACAGCCCGCGGAGCCTATGGTACCCACAGTACCTGATGCGGACCCTGACACACCCGAAGCGAACCCTGACGGACCCGAACAGGACCCCGACACCTCCATGGAAACACACTCTGGGGAAGCAGATCCCCCTGCAGAGCCTCCCAAGACAACCGACCAGCCTGAAATGCCGGTGATCGGCATGGACGGCAAGACCAAGGACGGCGCAATGCCGTTTGATCTGGTGATGAAGCAGCTGGAACTCCTGAAATGATGGAGAACGGCTGCTTTTTTCATACAACTCATTTCCACACTATGCGACCGGAGCGCACTTTCTCCGGAGAAAGAGGTACTCATGAATAAGATCCTTGAACTGCGTAACAAGCGTAACACCCTGTGGGAACAGACCAAGAACTTCCTGGAAGAGCATCGCGGTGCCAATGGCATGGTGGATGCTGCCGCCCTGGAACAGTACAACAAGATGGTCGCTGACGTAAAGGCTCTCGGTGACGAGATCCAGCGTCTTGAAGACCAGATGGCATTGGACGCACAGCTGTCCGCTCCCACGACCACTCCCGTGCAGAATGCTCCCACTGCCAAGAAGAACGGCGTCGTTAAGCCCACTGCGACCGACGCCTACAACAAGGCCTTCTGGGACAATATGCGCGGCAATGTCTCCACGGAGGTCCGTGCGGCTCTGTCCGTGGGTGAGGATTCCAACGGCGGCTACACCGTTCCCGACGAGTTCCACCGTCAGCTGGTGGAATCTCTGGAAGAGAACAACGTCTTCCGTCGTCTCGCCAACGTGATCCGCACCAGCTCCGGCACCCGCACCATTCCCATCGCTGCCGACAGCGGTCAGGCTTCCTGGGTGGAGGAAGGCAATGCCATCGCTGAGAGCGATCTGACCTTCAGCGTCCAGACCCTTTCCGCTTACAAGCTGGCCTGCCTGATCCGTGTGTCCAACGAGCTGCTCAACGACTCCGCCTTCGACATCGGCGCGCACATCGCCAAGCGTTTCGGTGTCCGTTTCGGTAACGCTGAGGAGAACGCCTTTATCAACGGCCGCGGTGCTTCCGGCGATCCCACCACCACTCCTTCTGAACCCACCGGTATCCTCACCACTCTGGCGACTCCTTCCGTGACCTCTGCCGGTGCCGGTATCATCACCTTCGATGACGTGTACAAGCTGTACTACGCTCTGAAGGGTCCCTACCGCCGCAACGCCAAGTTCCTGTGCAATGAGACCGCACTGCTCCAGCTGATGCTGCTCAAGGACAAGAACGACAACTATATCTGGAAGCCCGGTCTTGAGATCGGTAAGCCCGATACCATCCTCGGTCACGAGATCGCTACCAGCACCTATATGCCCAGCATCGAAGGCACTGCCGCCGACGCCGGTAAGAAGGTGCTGCTCTTCGGTGACTTCAGCTACTACTGGATCGCCGACCGTACCAACCGCACCATGAAGCGTCTGAACGAGCTGTATGCCGTCAACGACCAGGTCGGTTTCATTGGTACCCAGCGTGTGGACGGCAAGCTCATCCTCCCCGAAGCCATGAAGGTTCTGGGCATGGGCGAAGCCGCTGCGGGCTGATCTGACAGGTAAAAGGGAGGGCAGGGGATAACACCTCTGCTCTCTTCCTTTTCTCATGAAGCTATTTGTTATCTGAAATCGGATGCTGCGGATCGACCGCGGCAGAAAGGAGCAACCGAATGAAGAAAAAGATTCTGCTGATTACACTTGCTGTGGCATTGCTGTTCTGTCTGACCGGCTGCCGGGAGAGCGAGATCGTCTCCTACAACGTCAGTAAGGAAGCCGACAGCTTTGCTGTCCAGCGTAAGATCACGGTCATCAACGCAAGAACGGATACCATCGTCTTTGAACTGGAAGGTGTGTTCTCCCTGGAAAACACCTCGACCAGTGAGCTGTCGGTGATCTGCAAGACCGGCCCCGGCGAATACAAGAAGCACTTTGTTTACCTGAACGACTACACCCTGTATTTTGTGGAGGACATCGGCGGCGCAGGCGTTTCCTCACTGTCCTATGAAGTCAACTTCTATCCCCAGAAGATCGGCAACCTGGTGGACGTGGAGACCAAGTGGAATCCGGATGAGTAAGCGAGGTGGCACACGATGGTAACGCTGGATGAAGCGAAGATCTACCTCCGTGTGGACTCGTCCTTTGAAGACAGCCTGATTTCCTCGCTCCTGCTTTCGGCGGAGTCCCTGTGCATGGATGTGGCAAGGCTGTCCGCTGCGGAGTGGACGGAGCTGTCAGCCTACACGGCAGACAACCGCAAGCTCCTGACCATCCGGCAGGAGGAAAAGACCAAGGAGGAGCTGCTCCGGATCAAGGAACTGCTTCGGATCGGTGTACAGTATGCCCTTGGCTACCTGTATGAACACCGGGAAGAGGCTGACCACCATGAGCTGGTCATGTCGCTCAGAGATCTGCTTTCTGCTGTCCGGGAAGGGGTGTTCTGATATGGCGATCAACCCCACCGGGCGCATTGCCCGCAAGAATGTCCGCATCACATTCCAGAAAAACGAGGTGTACAGCGATAAGTACAAGAACCGCCTCCAGCGATGGACGGACTATTTTTCCTGTTCCGCTTACGCCAATACCTACACGGTGCAGGAGGATCGGGAAGTGGTCACCACCGAGGAGAAGAGCGTGGCTTTTGAAGCGCGCTGGTGTCCGGAGCTTGCCGCCGTAACCTCTACCGGTTATCGTGTGCTGTTCGGGGAGGAGGTTTACGACATCCTCTCCATCGATCCCTTGAACTATCAGAGGCGGGAGCTGCGGTTCACCTGCCGGAAGGAGAAACGTTCATGAGAGAGGCGGTGACGATGTGAGTAAGACCGTTCCTGTTGGTAAGATGGCGGAAGCCATTGAGGAAGAACTGGAGAAATACCGGGATCTGGCATCCGACAGCATGAAAAAGGCAGTCAAGAAAGCCGGTAAGACGGTGAAGGAAGGCATCGAAGACAACGCACCCGTCCGGTACGGCATCTATGCCAAGTCCTGGAGGAGCAAAGTCACGGAGGAAGACTCCGAGAGTATTTCCCTCACCGTACACAGTCCTTCCCGGTATATGATCGCCCATCTGCTGGAAAACGGTCACGCAAAACGCGGCGGCGGCAGAGTCCGTGCCATTCCGCACATTGCCCCGGCAGAGGAACAGGGCATTGACCGGCTGGAGAAGGACATCAAGAAGGCACTGGGAGGATAAGCGCATGACCTTTGATGAAGTTTCGGCGCTGGCAGAAGAAACCGGTCTGCCGGTTGCCTACGACCATTTTGCGGAGGGGGAAAGCCCCGATCCGCCTTTTCTTGTATTCCTGTTCCCTCGCACCGATAATCTTTTCGCCGATGGGCAGGTGTACATGAAGATCGATGTGCTTCACTTTGAACTGTACACCGACCGCAAGCAGCCGGATGTGGAGGCACAGGTGGAAGCCGTGCTGAACCGTCACGAGATCTGCTATGACAAGACCGAGGTATGGATCGAAGATGAGAAGCTGTACGAAGTTCTATATACGATGGAGGTAATCAACGATGAGTAACAAGATCAAATACAATCTGAAGAATGTCCATGTGGCACCTCTGACGGTGGATGGGGATGGCGGCTACACCTACGCCACACCCCGTTCCATTCCGGGCGCTGTCAGCCTGACCATGGATGCCCAGGGCGAGACCACGCCCTTCTACGCAGACGGTATCGTCTATTTCCGTTCTGTGTCCAACAACGGCTATTCCGGCGATCTGGAGATCGCACTGATCCCCGACTGGTTCCGTGAAGAGATTCTCAAGGAAGAGAAGGACTCCAACGGTGTGCTGGTAGAGACCAACCGGGATGTGGAGCCTGTCTATTTCGCCCTGCTCTTTGAGTTTGACGGCGACAAGAAGGCCATTCGCCATGCGCTGTACTACTGTGCTGTTTCCACCCGTCCCACCATGGAGAGCAAGACCAAGGAAGAGACCATCGAACCCGGCACCGAGTCTCTGTCCATCAGCGCAGACCCCCGCGAAGACGGTCTGGTCAAGGCGCGCACCAGCGATGACACCACCGAGGAGACCTATTCCAACTGGTACAAGACCGTGTATCTCCCTGTTCCTGCTGAGGCACAGGGTTGATTCGCATCAATGAACAACAATCCGAAAGAATCATGATCACAGGAGGAAATAACCAATGCTGAGTAAGATCGTAAATGTGGGCGGCCATGAGGTCGCCTTTAAGAGTTCCGCAGCCATTCCGCGTATGTACCGCATCAAGTTCGGTCGTGACATCTTCAAAGACCTGACGAAGCTGGAGAAATCCTATAAGGAACGGGATGACGGCGAGAAGGAGCTGGAGATCGACGACCTTGAGATTTTCGAGAACGTAGCCTATATCATGGCTCTGCACGCCGACCCCACCATTCCCAAGACCATTGAAGACTGGCTGGACCAGTTCGAAATGTTCTCCATCTATGAGGTGCTTCCGGAGATTCTGGACCTCTGGGGTGCGAACCTGTTCACGGATGTTAAAGCAAGAAAAAACTGAGACCGACCGAGCGTGAGCTGACCACGCCGCTGTTTCTGCTGCGGTGCATGGAGGTCGGGATTTCTATCCCGGATCTCGACCTGCTCACCATCGGTCTGGTTTTGGACATCTGGACGGAGAAGGGAAACGACAACACAACCTACGTTCAGCTGGCTTCGCAGAGTGATTTCGATAGCTTCTAACTGAAAAAAATGCGGAATCCGCAATAAAAACTTGCAAGATTGAAAAGTACACAAATCGGACGAGTGAAATGATACCGATTTTCCGCAATATGAACAACAGAAAACCCCACTCAGGCGTGACACCTGGGTGGGGAATACCATGATTGGGTTGTTTGATCTCAGTTCTTTCTGCTGAAACCGTAATCTTCAGCAACATCTTCGGTCACATCATGATCGGTGTTGTCCTC